CTCCCATATCACCCCCTTTTTCAAGTTTTTAACAAAATATTGTCGAAATTTGCGTAGTCATGCCTATTTAGAGGCTTATTTTGTACTTTAAACCCCGTATGCGTCATAACCAGCTTACTCATAGGTATTAAAGGTTGTACAGGTTCTTTCCTGTAATCAGGGTAAGTTTCATTTGTACGTTTCTTCATTACCTTTATCTTTCCTTCTTTCCAGTGTATATACGCCCTGTTGAGTCCACGCTGGGTAGATTCAGTCATAGGTAGTTTGTTTTCTTTGATGATGTAGTTAAACAAACGCTCGGATATACCCGCAATCTCGCAAAAGTTTCTGATAGATATGCCTCTGTCCTTGTCATCTAGGAAGAGTTTGAGTTCTTTTTTAAGTTGTTGTTTAGTAAGAGGTTGCATCTTTCCCCCCGTATACGCCAATCATCTTTAAGTAATTACTCACATTCTTGCCTACTGCGATTTGTTCAGGAGTATAGGCATCTTGTTTGAGAGACATATCTTTAGACAGGCGCATACCAATGAGTCTAGGTTGTACTTGTTCTGCCCATGCAATGGTAGCCAGTGCTGCAGCAATTACTCTATCGTCTTTGCCACGACCAGGTGCACCTATGAATCCGTTTTCACGGACTATGCCTTTCATCTCTTCTAGCAAGTCCATGCTAAAGATTCCCATCATGCCACGCTCGAAATAATCTTTCATGTATGAGAGCATACGTTCTTTAGAGCTGGAAGTAGTAAGAAAGCCTATGGAGTTGGACAGACCGCCCATAGTGTCGTTTCTACGCCAGATGTAGTTTTGCATACTACCAAGTACGTCCATCATGTCTCTTGCCATAGGACCTTGTATGGCAGCGGCTAGACGTTTTAAGTTTCTGAGTTCGTTGATGACTGCTTGTCCTGGTCCGTTGACTTCGAGGTTAAGAGTCGAGTTTTTGTATGCTCCAGCAAGGTGAGCAATGACCCAAGCGAACTGGTAAGTGTTAAGCTCCGATGTGGCGAACTCAGCAACTTGGTCAAGTCCGTCTGCATAGACTCTATAGACTTGTATGCAAAATCTGTCAGCCCAATCTGAGCTGCCGTAAGCTGGGTCTGCCCCGATAACGTAGTAGGCGGTATCAATCGGTTGTTGCCATACCCGTAGCGTTGCCAAACGGTCTGAGGACGGTAAGCACTCTGTGTCTTGGAAGAGTTGTCCGAAGGCATATCTATAACATTCGTAGTCGAGGGTTTTGGCGTGTTTGGCTGCATCTGTACACCTGCTGTTAGAAAAGAAAGAAGTTCCTGTCATCACAAAAGCATAGTCCTCTGTAGGTGGAAACTCTTGGTACATCAGGGTTTCGTCTTTGATTCCCTCTGCCATCTTCCACCGCCACCATGCCATCTGCCTAGAGTTTACCTCTACACCGTAGAGTTTTTTAATCTCTTTCACCCATTCTTTTTCTTCTGGTTTAAGTTTCCCGTCCCAGTAAACTTTGTACTCTTTAGAGTCTGCCTCTACTGAGTAATACTCGTTACGCCACCATCCACAGAAGATTGCACGCTGGGTTCTAGCTCTCTTAGCAGTCTTGTACATATCGTGGAACATATTGAATCCCTGTGCGGTAGATTCAAAGATGTACAGACGTTGTGGGTTTTTTTCTGCAAGAGAGGCAATCAGGGAGGCTAGACCTTCGTCATTACCCCAAGATGCGGTTTCAGTAGCGTGTAGATAAGTGATAGCCTTACCTTGCCCCAGACGAGCTTTGTTTCCCGCAATCTGATAAAAAATTCTTGACCTGTTCTTGAGTACCATCTGGTTTCTATTGTGGGCAACCAGTGGAATCTTGTACTCTTTGGGAAGACCGTCAATATACATTCCCAGAGTGCTTCTGAACATATCCCTGTTCTCTTCTGTATCGCTAACCAGCGTACCTTGCCATCCTGGGTGTGTGAACTGCCAGTATAAATCGAGGGCAAGAGAGACAGTTGTGATTCCAAGTTGACGACCTTTCAAAATGACAAAGAAGTGTACATCTTCCTTGAGTCCTTTGTCTATCTCTTGCATCACATACGTCTGTGTTCCCAGGAGCTTACCCATTTTTTTGAGACCTTCTTCTTTAGTCTCAATCTTCAGCTCTGCACAGAACTTATAAAACTTTTGCAGGTCAAAGTTCATATTTACACGGTCTAAATGCTTCTAAGGTAAAAGAATTGTTTTGTATTGCTTTACAAGCACTCTCAAAGATAAGTGCGTTATCAGGATTTCTGCCCTGGTACAAATGGAAGATACCGCCTTCAAAGTGTGTTCCTATACCGTACTCACCGTAGGTGTGAAGTTTCCAAATACCTTCTGCTGGTGGTTTAAAGTAATGTGTCGGGTAAATGGTCTTGTAAGGTATCTTCATCATCTCTGCTGCATAGCTGACGTTCTCAGCCACATCACACTGCTCTGTCTCTAAGAAGGTAGGTCTGTTCATCAACTCCAGTCCTTCTTTAGAAATGGCAAAGAAAGCAGGAGCAGCAAATATATGTGAGTAAGGAGGTATGTGGTTGCTTACCTGCGCTATACCCACAAATGACTTGTTAGCGTGTGCCCAGGCAATAGCCTTGTCAACTATGAGCTTGTTGGTAGGTACGCAGTCAATATCTAGGAATAGAACAACATCTGCTTTTGTACTACGCATCACACCGTCCATCCACTCACCGTGGCGAATGTCTTGAATGGTGTAGTTGACATTTAACCCTAAGAACTTGCAAGTGTCGGTATGAGCTTTAATTATCTTGGGGTCAACGGTTGTCCAAGCAAGTGAGTGTATTTCTATTCTTGTAATTGCTCCGCCCTTCATAACGTCTCCCCGTGTTGTTGATAGTGCATTTGTAATTTGGTTGTGTAGTTGATGGTGGGTCTTGTAGACCTGGCAACTTGTATATCAAGTTTCTTAATGGCTTGCCAAAGTATTCTGTCCCCAACTTGTGCCTGTTCTTTTGTTTTGAACATCCAGCAAGAATTAATCCCGTATACAGATTTGTTAATCAGGTAACAGTTGGTATCGTTAAACTCATATCCGTCTGACTCTATATCTACACCCAGAAAGTCCCCATTCTCTTTAAAAAGGTTTCTAGGACAAGTCACTATAGGTCTACCTGATTCCTTCATCACCCCTACCATTCTTTCTATGTGGTCAGGCTCATACCAGTTATCAGCGTCCAAAAAGGCTATAGCGTCATATCCCCTACTGCTTGCTACAGCAGCTCCTATACCTCTGGGCGTATCTCCGTAGTCACCAGCGTTAGGTAAGATGAGATGCTCGACATTAAAAGAAAACCACTTAGGAAAACCATCTGACACCATAAAGTGAGTAATGTCTGTGTAAGTCTGCTTGACAACGCTGTTGTGGCATCTGGAGAGAACTTGCATACTCTCTTTGTAATAAGGGGTAATAACCGCAATCTTCATAACTTATCTAAATCCCACTTTGAAATAGTCTCTGCAGCATCTCTGTTTCTAGCACACCTAATCAACTCTTTATAAACAATATCAGAATACTTCTCTTTCCACTCTTTAGCCAAATACCTCTTAGCCCCTGGACTAATGCAAGACAATGCTCTTTGCATCTCCCGCTTGAGTCTCAATCTTGAGTTGTACAGACGCATCTGCGTATCCTCTGTTGTATCCATATGCCAACGCTTTCCCCATATTGTTAATCAACTCTATCCTGTGATGCTCAGAGGTGAGCAAAGCCTCTACCAACACATGGCAGTGCTCTCTTAACTCATCCTCATTCATCCACAGTAGTTCTATCATCTCACTCCTCGTATCCGTAATGTTTAAACAGATAAAAATACATTAACTTCTCCCATCTCATGCTTGGTCCATTTTTATTCCAGCAGTGACAAAGTTCATCTTGATGCCAGTAGTAACAACGTTCTGCCATTTTTATCCAGTAACTAGACCCAAACTTGTTTTTCATTTTGTTCACGCTACCCTCCACACCCTCAGTAACTCACCCTCTGCCTTACTAGCAAACTTATATCCCAGCCTCTTACTAGCCCTGTAGTTGGCATTAAGAACCTTTGCCCTAGCCTGTACAGGCACAGTAAAACTATCCCCTACTTCCATCTCCTCATAAGGATATGCGTACACCACCCTCGGCATAGGCAACACACTACCCTTCTGTATTTCTAATATCTCCATATAATCATCTCCACTCATAATCAAATAATAACATATTTATTGTGAGCAGGATATATGAATTTTTTTCTGGAGGGGGATAAGTGGGGGGCACGCACACAACGCTACTCAGTCCCATTCAATCTCCACGCACTTACGTGTGATGACTACGCAATGATGACATGGTGACCATAACCAAATTGAGCACTAGGGGAGGGTTACAGATATTATGTTAAATACGTGATAGGAGGGTTGAATACCCCAATAGATATTCTTAATCGCACATGGATAATACATAGTAGATATACATACACTATCATACGTATTGATTCAATAGGATATTTATATATATTGTAACACCTAAATTACATAAGTGTTTACTAACATACAGTTTAATACTTAATAACTCATACATAAAAACTATTGACTATTGATTATTGATAGAAATATTTATTTAAATTAGCTATTGACATACATATATATACATATATAATACGTAGTAACAGCACTAAAAATGTTGTTAAATCCTAACTTAAACAATCTTCTCCTAAGAGGTAAATATGCAAACAATTATTGAAAATGGTGACTTTATATGCTTTGTAATTACAGTGTTCTCATTCGGTTTAATGATTGGATACGGGATAGCTCCGAATAAAGTTCAATCTAATTCTGACAATTCTTAATCAACTCTCACCTAAAGGGTAAAACATGATAACTATTCATACATCGTCAAACTACAGTGCTTATTTAATGAATAATTCAGGCTTAATTGTTGAACATAATCGCAAAAAAGGGGGTATTCAATTAAAGCCGAATCATCCTCAGTATTGCGAATATGTAGACGCTTTAAGAACCGCCATTGATAGTAAAGAGGCGGACGCTCTGTGTAAGGCATTAGTTCAAGCATAAGGGGTTTAATCATGAGTTTTGCATTTATTCCTAAAGGCAACTACAAAATCGGTCAAATTATCACTGTGCATGGTGAAAAAATGAGGGTTGAGAGTTATACGCACACAGGGAGAAATATAACGGTTCACACGCTAGAGAATGCACCGAAATTTAAGCGCATAGTGTGTATTTGTACCGATTCTAAGCCTATTGAGGCGATAACCATTTAAAGCGATAGCGTACAGCCTCACGTGTGGGGTTGTGCGATAGTGCTTTTACTATCTTTTTCTCTCCTAAGGAAATCAAATGAAAACAAAATACGACAGAAAAGCCTATATTAATTCTGATTATGAATTATTAGCCAAAGATGAGCGTTACGGGTTTGAGGTTTGGGGAATCTTATCTCCTAGAGTAGCGGGAATAGCGTTTGGCGGTAAAAGAAACAAACCAGATTGGCATTATCGCTTTGATAGTGTTGAGCGATTAAACAAGAAAATATCTGAAACTTTAGCCTCATTTATGAAACGTGAAGAAATAAAGAGCGATTACAAGGCTAAAAGAAGCGCCCCGCATGATGTAAAAGAGGGGGATATTTTCAGATGTTCATGGGGTTATGACCAGACAAATATTGATTATTACCAAGTAACTAAAGTTTTAGGCTCATTTGTAGAAATAATGAGGATTAAATGCGAATCTATCGAAACTTTTTCTATGCAAGGCGAATCAGTGCCCTGTCCTAATTCATTCTTTGGCGAACCTAAACGCAAAAAAATATCTATGATAACGGGGAGACCTAGTATTAATATAAATAGCTTTTCTACTGCCTTCAGGATGGAGCCATTGGCAACCATTGGCAAGGCTAAAGTGTACGAATCATCACATTGGACAGCTTACGCTTAAATAATAGCCTGTAGAGCCTTTTAGAGGGTTCTACGGGATGCTATTTTGCATCTCTCACACCTAATGAGGTCAATCATGGATGAATTACAAAGGCAAATACTTAAAAAAGTGTTGAACAAGGGTTACACGTTGAACCCAATGGATTATTGTTCTGACGGGAACTACACCGATTATGATGAATGGGATGCCGTCAATTTGGGCAATGGATTAGAGTTTGATATTAATTTTTATAGTGATGGTGATTACTTTTATATCACCGCCTACGATTTAATTCAGACCGATTCAGGAATATTTACTCGCAATAATAGCGATTTTTTTCATGTAATCAAAATGCCAATAGTAGAGGTAAACCATGAGTAAATTAAACGAATTGAACACCTCCGCTGGTCAACAAATACTATTAGAGTTGTTAGAGGAGGCTCATTTAATCGTAGTTGACCCTGATAGTGATGATTATTTTGATGGTAATAGACTGGATACCCTGCTAACCCGCTGTATTAAAACCCTAAAAGGAGACCCCTTATGAAATATTATGCTTACACCATTGGATTATGTGCGTCCCTGCTGGGTCTGCTACTGGTCTGCACGGGACTTTATAGCGAGGAAATGAGCAAAGGAGACGCTATGGGTCTATGTTTCGTGTTTATCATGTTGTCTATATTTTTTCTACATGAGTTGACCCAGATAGAAAATGACGAGTAAGTGCGAACAGCTGGGGGTTTGTCAGGGATATAAACTACCCTGCTACAAATGCCCCTTTAAACCCTCTAAAACGACCCCTGAGACCCCTTTAGGGGTTGGCGAAGGGGTTGGTAGCACAAACGTAAATAATGCCTGTAATCTCTTATATGTGTTTTTACAGAACATATATACATATATATAACATATAGGAGCTGTCACAAAAACATAATAAAGTTATCCACAGGGTTCTATATAGTACACGTTATATTAATCATAGATTAATATAACATCTATATTGAACATACATAGCATACCTATATTATTAAAAAAAGTATAAAGAGTATGTAACAATATGTATTGTACCTTACATAAGGTACTTTATATAAGGTACTATATGTATTGTACTATATGTATAGTAATCATATGTAGTATATATATTATATATAATATATATGAGAGATTAATCCTAACTGAGAGAAAAAACATGATAGAACTACTTTTAGAAAGAAAAGCACAGTTAAAAGAACTGTATAAGAAGTCCCCAGATATAGAGCTGGTCTACCGCCTACGTGAGGTAGAGCTAATGATTAAAAGGTATAAGAAACTTATAGAGGCAGAGGTAGACGCTGCAGGGTTTAGGGAAGAGCTAAGTAACCTGGTGACCCTTATGGCTGGACTGGAGGCAGTATGACTAAAGAAGAAAAATTAACTAAAGATTATGCGTTAGCAGTTGCACTTGAGGCACTTGTGTTGGCTAGGACTCATTGCAGTAGTCCAGTTGCTGATGTATATCATAATGCCATAGAAATTATTAAAAGAACATTTATAGAACAGCAAGGGGACAAGAATGATTAAAGAATATACTTTTTATTCCCCGCCTAAGCCAAATATGAAGTTTAGACTTGGCAAGGGTAGCACCATAACTTTTCACAGTCATTCACCAAAACCGCCTAATGCTTTTCAAAGATGGTTGTTGAAAATATTGCTGGGTATTTATATGGAGTTAATATGACTAAAGACGAGCCTGTGGCTTATTTTAATCCGCAAAAAGGCGGTTTCTATTGGGCAAAGCCAACAACAGTTACCGCACCAGTAACAATTGACGTTGAGCCATTGCCTCTTTACGCCACACCACAAGGGTGCGCTGAATGTGGGGTTGGCGGTGGTTATGCGTTGTATTGTTTGGCGTGTACTGAAAAGTTTGTTGGTAAAGGTAAAGAATGGGTAAGCCTGACAGATGAGGACATGGAATTTTTATTCCCGCATAAAAAATCTGCATGGTTGACAGAAACACTAAAAGTCTTCGAAGCTAAATTAAAACAAAAAAACAACATAGGGGTAAACGATTAACTCTCAAGACTAATCATCTAATGCTATACTCATATCGTCTTAACAGACATTTCCTAACTTAAATTTGAAAGGATGTTTCACATGAAACTATGTATCAACTGCAAGTATTTCGTGGCTGGTTCTCTACCCTCATTGTCCAGATGCCACAGAGAACCCACTATAAGCCTAGTAGACGGGTCTGACTCATCACCCTACTGCTCAACAGAAAGAGAGTCTAGATCCCCCATTAAGTGCACCGCAGAAGGTCAATTCTTTGAGGAGAAGGCTAATGTCTGATTTCACACCACAAACACGAAACTCCGCTATCTGGTCTGGTGACAGTCGCAAGGTAGCTAACGGCAAAGCTAATGAAGTCATCTTGACCAAACTCGGACGTATGCCTATACCTGACCTGTCTCACATAGAAGCAGTTCAGATGGGGCACG